GTTGATACGAGTGGCGCCTGGTTGGCCGCGAAATTCACGCCCTTCCGACCTAAGACCCCATACGAATTAATGGGAATCGAAGGGTACTTTCCCGTCACTGCATTAGCGGACGGCAAGCTTTGAGTGCTTGCCGGCCGAGTAAACAGAATCGAGAAAGGATCGGAAACAGCATGCGTGCGAACATTAGTTTGTGTACCGCCAAGGGTGGTGACAACATATTGTTTGCCGTTAATGCTGGGAGGAGTGTCGGTAGTCATCGTGTACGTCGGGGACGTAAGTCCCGTCTGTGCACCGCCTGTTACCGGAGAAGACAACGAAATCGACATGAGGAGAACCTCTAACGACGGATTGCTTTCTTAGCCTCTTCATGAGCTCGCGCGAGGGTGGCAATGTTCAGCCACCTCCTAGACCCAAACCCAGGAATCGAGAATTCCAATGATGGAACCCCGATTTCGAAGTCTGAAGTCCGCGAGACATCCTTGCGAGACCACCTTGGTAGACCAGGTACAAAAAACATGGTACCATCTATCTGCTTAGGATTAAAAGTCGGACCCGGGAAAAACTCTACGCTGGGCTGCACAACACTGCGTTGTGTAGCGATGCGTATAGTCCGGTTGTACCAACTCAAATCAGCAGTATGGAAGGCCCATGCACTCAAGATATCGTCTATATTGACGAAATAATCGGCTACAAAGCTCCATGGGATCAATTCCCATATGCTAGGCACGAAGTTAGATGGATCGAATCCAAATGACTCCGAAGCTAAGTAGAGCGGGTTATCAGCCTTGCGAGTGATAGCGCCACGATATATGACAATTTTCTTGCCAGTATCGCGACGCCCCCACGACACTTGAGCCATTGACCCAACCACGCGCCCCCCATCAAAGACATCAGAAGACGCAAAGTCTTGCTCTGCATATCCACGAACTGGTACGTGCTGTTGCACGAAGTTCGCGTTTTCTGCTAAAGCTCGACAAGCACCATCTATGTCCTGAATGAAAGGCGCCCAGCCGAATGTAGCTTCAAGATACCGATCAGTGAACCAGCGCTTGCGCTTAGAGATGGCAATCCTCGGACCTCTGCCCGCTAAATACGTGCAGAAGTTGATCATGCCACCAAAGAGCCCACGCGCGCCACCCTTGAGTAGGTTAAGTGTTGAGTGGAGTTCGCCCGCAGCAACCAAAGCCATAAGCTGAGTTTGCTGTTTGCGTGCATCCGCATAAAACTTACCTAATGCCTGGTTATCAGCAGTGTTACCGGGATCTACAATCCCGGGGTCACCTACAACAATAATGTTGCCTTCAGCTGTAGACTTACACGTCTGGAGAAAGCCTGAGGGGTACTCCTCAACAAAATCACGACGAATTGTCGTATGACCCGGTTCGTACCGAGATTCAGATGCAAACAACTCTGTAGACGCATTGTTGCCAAGTGCAATAAGACGTTGCCAACCAGGGATATTAGCCCCAGTGACACGCGAACTGCCGCAACTAGCGGTAAACTCGTTGGTCGCTGTATGAACATCGGCGGGAATCGGGGTCTTCGTCAAATCATACGTATGATGTTGGGGGACCCAATAGGAATTACTTCTAGACGGCATAAAGTACAACCTCTAACTGATAGGGGGAAAACCATCCCTACTTCCGCAGCAGGAAGAACACCTAAACGCGCAAGCGCAAGGTGTCGTGTGGAGAGCCC